GTGGATTGCATCACCGGAGTATTTGCTTCTTGGTGGGCTGGTGAAAAGATCACGAGCCGCAAGCTGGTTAGATCGGCCTTTAAGGTGACGGTGTACCTATCCCTTCCGGCCATTGTGTTTTGGTCGTTCATTCATATCGGGATGCACGGCATATCGGCTCAAACTGCGACGGCACTCGCTTCCTTCCTGATCGGGGTTGAACTTTATTCCGTACTTGAAAACCTCCGCAAAGCTGAAATCGTTGACGCTCCTTGGCTGATCAAGATTCTAGACGGACGGTTCAAAGACCGGAACGAAGAAAGCTAGGTGTTTAGAGCGGTGATGTTCAACTTTTCTCAATTGATCGCAACGGCTCGGCTTGCACTTTCCACAGTCCCGGCACAGGCACACGCTTTTGTAGAGCGTGCGCTTACGATTCCAAAGAGCCAACGGGACAAGCTATATTCCGCGTCTGGCCTTGATGCCGCTGACCGAGAAGAGGCTGATGTGCTTTACCGCAAGGTTGCAGACGCGGCTTCTGATTGGGTCGTCTTCGTTGCCAGCAAAGGCACGATCGACGCTGACTAGACTTTCACGAATACCTGGGAATAGAGTCGGAAGAGAATTCCGAACACGGTTTTATGTAATTTCACCGGTCTTGAACACCCTTCCTCCTATTTTATGAGTGAACCAAACTTCCCGCCCTACAAAAAAGAAAAGCTATCCCGCTTGACGGGTTACGCGGCAAATAGCCGAACGCACTCCACCGAGCAGATCAAGCAGATCGCGGATTCTATTACCGAGTTTGGCTTTACGAACCCGATCCTGGTTGACGAGAACGGCATGATCATTGCTGGCCACGGGCGACTTGCGGCGGCTCAACTGCTTGGCATAAATGAAGTTCCGACGATTACGCTGGCAGGGCTTACGGAAGCGCAGAAAAGGGCTTATGTGATCGCAGACAATAAGCTGGCTCTGAACGCTGGCTGGGACTTAGGGCTTTTGAAATCGGAACTCGGCGCGTTAAAGTCTGACGACTTTGATCTATCCCTCACTGGCTTTAGCAGCCTTGAATTAGCAGACCTCTTTGCGGAAAAAACAACCGGGCTTACTGATCCTGATGAATTGCCTGAAGCGGATGAAGATTCAGTTTCTGTCATTGGAGACGTATGGGTCTTGGGTGCGCACAGGATCGCTTGCGGGGACTGCACGGACGCACTGGTGGTGGATTCAGTGCTTGCAGGCGTTAAACCGCATTTGATGGTAACTGATCCTCCTTACGGCGTGAAGTATGAAGCAGACTGGCGAACCAAGGCCGGATTGCAGGATGCAGGGGCGCACGGAAAAGTTTTAAATGATGACAGGGCTGATTGGAGAGAGGCGTGGGCATTATTCCCGGGAAACGTTGCTTACATTTGGCATGGTGCGCTACACGCTCAAACTGTGTCCGAATCTCTTGCCTCTGTTAAGTTTAAAGTTCGCGCTCAAATTATCTGGGTTAAAACGCGATTTGCAATAGGGAGGGGTAATTACCACTGGCAACATGAGCCGTCTTTTTACGCAACCAAAGAAGGTGATCTGGATGATGGGTGGAGATTCGTAGATGATCATGAATCAGCGGCTTATGTAGTGAAGGATGGTAAAACCGCTAATTGGGAAGGTGGGAGAAAGCAAAGCACAGTGTGGTTTATAGAACACATCAAGTCAGAAACTGGGCATAGCACCCAGAAGCCTGTAGAATGCATGGCTCGCCCTATTCGCAATAATTCCAGTCCTGGGCAGGCGGTTTATGAGCCATTTAGCGGATCTGGAACAACCATCATTGCTTGCGAAATGGAAGGAAGGGCTTGCTATGCCGTTGAATTAAACCCGCCTTATGTTGATATGGCCATAAAGCGTTGGCAAAACTTTACAGGGAAGCAGGCGGTCAGGGAATCGGACGGCGTTACCTTTGATGAGGCATTAAAAGATCATGGCAAATCCTCCGCATGAACCAACCGACGCGCAAATTGCCACCGTTCGCGCTATGTCTGCATACGGTATCCCGCAGGATGACATCGCGAAGGTTATTGGCATTGATCCAAAGACGCTCCGCAAGCATTACAGCGAGCAGTTAGAGAAGGGATCAATCGAAGCCACTGCAAAGGTTGCAGAATTCCTATTTCGCCAAGCCACAACGAACAACGTGGCGGCGGCTATGTTTTGGATGAAGTGCCGTGCAGGTTGGTCGGAGAAGACTCGCGTTGAAGTATCGCAACGACACGAGGACTTAGACCTGACCAAGCTTTCTTCCGATGATTTGGCACAAATGGAGGCACTTCATGCGAAAGCCAGTATCCCTAGCTCAAATTCAAGCGGAAATTAGGCGGCGCGATCTAAGCCGCTTCCTTCCTCACGCGATGCCTAACCTGCGCTGGGACTGGCCGCATACCAAGCTCATCATCGATCATCTCCAGGCGTTAGCTGATGGTGAGATTGAGAACCTGATGATCTCCTGCCCTCCTCAGCATGGCAAGACTCAGGTCGCATCTATCGGGTTTGGGGCGTTCCTGCTCAACCAGCGCAAGGAAACTCGCGTGGGGATTGCGTCCTACTCGGAAACGCCAAGCCTTAGAATCTCGCGCTCGATTCGGCGGATTATGGAAGGCGTTGGGGCTGAGTTTACTGGTGACCTCAAGAGCGTTCAGGAATGGGAACTGGACGATGGTAGTAAGGTTCGCGCTACTGGTGTTGGTGGTGCGTTCACGTCGTTCCCGGTAGACATTGGGATACTTGATGACCCGATCAAAGACCGTGACCAGGCTGAGAGTCTGAATGCCCGGGACTCGCTTTGGGAGTGGTTCACGGACGTTTGGATCGCTCGGAACATGAAGCACCAGGTGCTTATCGGCACGGAATGGCACCAGGACGGATTGCACGGACGTATTCGGAACGCTCCGGGTAACCAAAGATGGACGCTCCTAAACCTCCCAGCGATCGCGCTTGAAAACGATATTCTTGGTCGCGCTCCTGGCGAGGCGTTATGCCCTGACCGTGTGACATTGGAGCAATTAGAGGAACGCAAGCTCCAGAACCCGTATTCATTTGAGGCGATGTACCAGGGCAACCCAAGCCCACGAGAAGGAACGCTGTTTAAGGTCGGAAGTCTGGTCTACTGCAACCATGACGAGGTGCCAATCAATCTACCAAAGGTAAGACGTTGGGACTTGGCAAGCTCACCTGAGGGGGACTATACCGTCGGCCTCTTGATCGAAGGGCCGTGCCGAGATGGGCGGTTCTATGTGACCGATGTAGTGCGTGGTCGCTGGAACGTCTTTGAGCGTGACCAGGTGATTCTGCAAACCGTGAGCAGGGATGGACGGGCGGTGAGGCAGGTGTTTCCGAACGATCCCGGCTCTGCTGGTGATGCTCAGATTAGCGCGATGAAGCGGATGCTCGCTGGCTTTCCGGTCTATGATGAACGGGAAACGGGAAGCAAGGAAGTCCGCGCTGAACCTGTCGCGTCCCAGATCGCGGGTGAGAATATCGTGATTGCTCGAGCGCATTGGAATACCGAATTCGTTGAAGAATTGCGGACATTCCCGCGTGGTCGCCATGATGACCAGGTTGATACGCTCGCTGGTGGGTTCAACTACCTGGCAGCCAAGAAGCGCATTTCGGTAGCGGTGTAGGTGTTTAGCCTAGATATGAATCTATCCCAGCGGGTAAAGCAGTTCTTCCTGTCTACTGCGCCACGCTCTAGCGTCGGTATGCTTCAGGTTCCTGTTTTGCGCTCGCTTGACCCGCAGAAGGAGCCATTGCACCTTAATTCCGTGGTGATGTCGCTGATTAACTGGGCATGGGTTCAGTCTTCGGCGGCTCCACTTGCGGTGTTCAAGAAGGACGATGCGACCGACCAGGACGAGATTGTCAAGTTGCCGTTGGTGCTTGAGGCAATCACCGCTCCGGTGCAAGGTATCTCCAGCCGCAATGCCATGTTCGGTATGTGGATGTCCCTCATTACCGAAGGCACGGCGTTCTTCTACCCTGTGCGCGATACCAGGGGTCGCATCGTCGGCTTGCAGTACCTGTACCATTATTACTGCACGTTCCAGGGCGGGAAGGTTCAGTATGTAGCACCAAGCGGCGAGACGACGTATTTTGACGAGCAGGATCTAATCATTCTGCGCTACGGTATTGACCCAGAAGATTCCAGACGCGGGTACTCACCGCTGAAGGCTTGCCTCCGTGAGGTGTTGACTGACCAGGAGGCAAGCGAGTATCTCCGCGCTGTTCTTTCAAACTTTGGTGTCGTTGGCTCCATCATTTCCAGCGACGATGAGTCCGCGAACTTTGACGAGGATGCGGTCAAGGCGATTACGGCGGCTTGGAAGAGCGCAACGACCGGAAGCAACCGGGGCAAGACGCTGGTATCAAGCACGAAGCTCAAGATTCAGGAGATCAGATCCAATCCAAAGGACATGATCCTCGAAAAGGTTCGCAATATCCCCGAGCAAAGAATCTGCGCGGCGTTTGGCGTTCCTCCTGCTGTCCTGCAGCTCGCATCGGGACAAGAAACAAGCACATATAACAATTTGACCCAGATGATCCGGCTTGCTTGGAACCAGTTCCTCATTCCGGTGACTGACATTATCGCAAGTCAATTCACTGACCAGTTTTTACGTATTTTTACTGACGATTCTGCGCTCTATTTGGGCTATGATAGGCGTGGTGTTGAGGCGTTACAACTTGACCGTGCAGAATTGGAAGCCAGGTACACGCTTTTGTACCAGGGTGGCATTGTCATGCTGAACGAAGCGAGAACTGCGCTCGACTTTGAGCCGGCCAGTGTGGACGGGTTTTACCAGGATTTGAGTTCTGCGGCCAGTCTGACTCTTGCAAAGGCTCGGCTTGCTGAAAGTCTGGCAAAGAAGCAAGGGCGATCTGATGTGTGAGATTCGGCTAGACGGTGGATTGCCTCCTGACCAGGCGGTGCTTATAACCACGCTTGGGCATAGGCCGAA